CAGCGAACTGCGGGAAACCGCCAGTCTGGTCGCGAGCAGCCAGTTCGCCAAGATCAGCGGACAGGTGCTGTACAATGAGATCATGCAGGCTTACGAGCAGGAAGCCTACGTCTTCTCTGGCCTGATTCCCTCACGCTCTACGCAGTTCAGCGGCGAGCGTATCCCGGGCATCAGCAAGATCGGCGATGAGGCGCTGGTGGTCGAGGAAGGGCGACCCTATCCCCGGGCTGGTGTGTCACAGACCTACATCGACACCCCTGTCACCACGAAGCGGGGGTTGATCGTCGGCGTGACGAAGGAAGCGATTTTCTTCGATCGGACCGGCGTTCTGGAAGATCGGTGTCGTGAGGTCGGCGAATCACTCGCCACCAGCAAGGAGTTGCGGGCGATCGATTGTGTGATCGACGAAAACACAACCGATCATCGCTACCGGTACCGGGACAACACCATCGCCACCTACGGAGACAACTCCGGCACCCACAATTGGGACAATCTGGAAGCGTCGAATGCGTTGGTGGACTGGAACGATGTCGACAATGCCGAGCGGTTGTTTTCGGGGATGCTCGACCCAGAAACCGGCTTGCCGATCCTGATTCAGCCGAAGCACCTGATTGTGACTCGGCAGAATCTGTACACGGCGCGGCGGATCGTCAACGCCACGGAAATCACCGTGACGACCCCGGGTTACGCCACCACCGGCAACCCGACGGAGACGAAGACCGGCAACCCGATTCAGGGCTACACGATCGTTTCGACCAACTTCCTTGCGAGCCGGATGGCCACCGATACCACCTGGTATCTCGGCGATCTGACCAAGGCGTTCCGCTACATGGAGAACTGGCCCCTCACGGTGGTGCAGGCTCCTGCGAACAACGAGGCCGAATTCAATTCGGACATCGTGATGCAGTTCAAGGCGTCTGAACGCGGTGCCTACGCGACGATGGACCCGAGATTCATGGTGAAGTGTACTGCCTAAACCGGCTGACGATCAGGCCGATTGACTCTGCCCACGTCGGCCCAAAACCGGCGTGGGTTTTCTCTTTCTGAGGTGTTCACGTGGCGAAGAAATCTGATGCGACGGCCCCCGAGAGTGTGGAGACGGTGGAGAGCGTGGACGCAGTGGCTCCTGTCCAGACGCGGCCGGTGAGCGGGTGGCGATTGCGTCCCCGTGCTGGCGGCGATTGGTTCGAGGTGAATGCCGACACGGTGGAGGATGCCGTGCGGGCGTTCAACAGTGCGGGCGGTCGGGGTGGCCGGACTCTCGCGGCGAAGCAACTGGAGATCGAGGCCCCCCCCGCTAAGCAGGTGCTGTAGTGCCGAGCGACGCCGACCAGATCGCGACGATCCGATCTAACCTACTCTCGGCACTCGCCACCGAGTCGGCCAATCCGAAGCCCTCTTACAACATCGACGGCCAGAACGTGGACTGGAACGGCTATCGGACGGCGATCCTCGGGCAGATTGCCCAACTGAATACGCTTCTCTCGGCGGCCACCGGTCCATTTGAGGAACTCGGCGAGGCCACGACATGACGTTGGACATCTCCGGGGACTACACGATTTTCGACGGCGGCGAGGTGGTGACCCTGCGGCAGATCAGGCCGGACGGTGCCACGTCGGTGACCGTGGATAACGCTGTCTCCGGTCCTGTCGATCGGAGGCGGGCGGCGATGGCCGGGATCGACATCACAGGCGACGAGAGATCATTCAGCCTCAACGCCACGCAGCCGGGAGCCCGGGGGGTGCAGGTGGACGACATTGTGACAGACTCGACTGGTGAGCGGTGGCGTGTGCTGAGCACGTCCCTTGCATCGCTGGATGCCCGGTGGATCGTCTTGACCCGAAAGCAGGTGTGACTTGCCTGCCGAACTCACGACGATCCTAAACACGGTGCTGGAGCAGGTGCAGGGTCTGAATCTGCCGGGGGTGCCGAGAGCGAACATCGTGATCTGCCAGTCTCCTGCCGTGGAGATCGCCCGGATGCCGGCTGCCCGGATGCCGGCGGTGGTCATCGGGCCGTTTGGTGCGGAGACCATTACAGCCTCAAGCAACGTGCGAGACGACATCGTCTACCCTGTCATCGTGGCCATCGTCGCGAGTCTCAAGATCGACGCAGAGCAGCCCACGGATCGGCAGGTGATGGGGCTGGATCAGCGGCTATCGTGGCGGGAGACGATCCGCAAGGCGTTCTCCAATCAGCGGCTGGACGCGACGCGGGGGTACAACATGGCGTTGACTCCCCTAGCAATCGTCGACAATGCGGCATTCCAGCGGGATCTGTTTGTCTCGGGGTTTACCCTGCGGATCAGCAATCGGGAGGGCCGGACGTGAGCGACAAGTTCGACTCAATGGACGACTTCACCAAGGCATTTGAGGCGGCGGTCAAGTCGGCAGAGGAAGCTAACTACACAGAGGCGCTGGACGATTGCGTGGGCATCCTTCAGGGGTTCGAGCGGGATATGTTCTTGCGGCAGGCTGGCCCGGATAATGTCGGTTGGGCTCCTCTGTCGATGTGGACGATCCTACGCAAAGGCCACGCAACCAAACTGGTAGACACCACGCGGTTATTCAACAGCCTGACGGCACCGGGCACAGAGGATACAATCTGGATGACGGGGGATACTTGGCTGACGTTCGGAACGTCGGTCGAGTACTCACACTATCACCAGTACGGCACGAAGGACGCAGCGGGACAAGTGCGGATGCCCGCCCGTCCCCATGTCGGTGTGGATCTGACAACGGCAGGCAAGATCGGGCAGCGCTTAGGCGATGCCGTGGCCCAACATCTGGGAGAAAAGCTGAATGGCTGACGCATCAATGGGGCACCAGTCCCGCCTGTCGATGGCTGCGGCCGGGACAGCGATTGGGAGCTACACAGAGGCCTATGAGTTTCGCACGGAGGGCTTGCGGGCTGCCCGCGAGATCGTCGAGACCTCGGGCATCCGGGGGACTCGATCCATGCCGATCGAACGCACGCGAGACGGCACCGTGAGGATCAACGGGACCATCGCATTCCACGCGACCCCCGCGATGCTGGATCTTCTCTTGCCCCGGATCATGGGGTCGGCGGAGGTGGCCGATCTGTTCGCGGTGGCCGAGACGCTGCCAGAGTTTGACGTGCTGATCGAGCGGGTGGCGAAGCGATTCGTTTACGCTGGCTGCAAGGTGGCCCGAGCGACATTCCGGGCAACGGCTGGCGGTGCTCTTGAGTTGGATCTGGAGATCACGGGCAAGAGTGAGACCGTGAGCGCGACGGCGTTCCCGACCATCGCGGCCCCCACCGATCCGCCATATATCTGGTCCGATGCGGTCTGCACTGTCGAGGGATCGGCCCGCGTGGTGACACGCTGGGAGCTCTCGATTGACAACCAGTTGAATGCCCGCTTCAGCAACAGCAACACCGCAACCGACATTCACACGCAGGGCCGGGTGGTCACTGTCTCGATGACCGTGCCGTATACCTCCGACGAAGTCGATCTTTACGGCATCAACTCCAGCGGGGCGAGCGGTGCAACCTTCGTCCTGACCAACGGCGGCCGGTCGATCACGTTTACCGTCGGTGCTCTCGCGGTGGCCGATTCGTCTCCTGTCGTGGGCGGCCCGGGCGAGATCCTCTTGGAGATGAACGGCATCGCCAAGAGCAACGGAAGCACGAAAGAACTGTCCATCACCTCTGACTCAACTGCATAATGCCAAGCCCCTTCATTCCCGACGGCTACACTCGCGAGACGACCATCCCTGCCTCTGCCCAGTGGGATGAGATCCACCTTGTCTATCGGCCGATGGCTTCCACGGACTTTGCGGCCTATCTCGCAAAATCCAAGGGGCTGGACGATGCGGGGTGGTGCCGATTGGTCCACGACCTGATGGCGGCGAAAGTCGTCTCGTGGAACATTGTCGGCCCGACCGGCGATACCATCGACGTGTCTTCGCAGAACGTGGGGCGACTCACTCACGAGCTTGTCTTGAGGCTGTGGAAGATCATCAGCACACAAGAGAACGACGGAGACGCCACAAAAAACTAGCTGAAGGGGTGCGGCTGCTGATCCTGCACCCCGAAATAGCCTACCGCGACTGTCCGGACTGTGAGGCGTTCGTGTACGACGAAAAGACCGGGGAGCGATTGGAGCGGCAGGGGCAACCAGTGCCACGGCCGAAGGGCACGCGGGCACCGTGTCGACTCCGATCCAATGGCTGCCCCAAGGGAACGCCTGAGAGCCCCAAGAGCCTCACAGAATCGAACTGGCTGGCCTATGAGCACTATTCCCAGTGCCGGGCCGTGGGGCAGTTTCCCGATGATCCTATCGTTCGCAGAAACGCGGCAATCATCCGGCAGGCAGTCGACGTGGCCGAGACACAGCAAGCCTATACGATCGCTGGCCCCCTCGGGGCATTGATAGGGGGTCGGAAGTAATGGCGATCGAGACTGACGTTGTCGTCAAAGTCCGGATGGAGTTTCAATCCGCTGCTGATGCGCGGCGTGCGGTTGAAGCTGGGGTAGTCGCACAGCGGACAGTCGAGCAAGCAACCCTCGGGATGCTGACCCGCGTCAAGTCGGCCCAGAAGCCAGCGGTCAACGAGCAGATCGCGGAGGTCAAGCGGCTGGAACAGGCCTACCTCGGCATGATCCGGCAGGTGGGGCAGGCGTGGCAGGGGCTCCAGCAATCGATTGCCCGGGGCGGCGGCGGTGGGGGAATGATTCCCCTGCCTGGCGGGGGGCGTGGCGGTGGCGGAGGTGGTGGGCTGATCTTCCCCGGGGCTGGTGGCTTCGGCGGGGGAGGGATGATTCCAGATGACCCGAACCGAATCCGTGGGTTTTGGGGCAATGCCCGTGGCCAACGTGCGCTACCGGGGCCGGGCGGCGGTGGCGGCGGCGGGGCATTGGCACAGGGCCAGCGGATCATCGAGGTTGAGGCCGTCGCCAGAGAGATTAAGGACGGCGTGGAGAAGGGGGTAGAGAAGGGCGTTGAGAGCGGATTCCGCCAAGCATCGAAGGCCAGCGGAAAAGGTGGTGGCCCGGGCTTCCTGAGTGGCGGCGATAACAAGCTGATGATGATCACGAGTGCGACGATCACAGCACTCAATGCCCCTCGGATCATCCTGTCTGGCCTCACGGAAGGCGTCAAGGAGATCCGCGAAGGGAAGTTTGTCGAGAATCGTTTCGCTGGTCCGGGGCGGGAGTTCCTCGGCGAGATGGGCGGGATGCTGGGCGGTATGGGGCCGATGGGCCAAGGTGCTGCACTCGCCATGATGGGCGGCCAGAATTTCGGAATTTTGCGAGAGATCGCGGGGCAGCAGGAGCAGGCCCGGAAGCCGAATCAGGCACAGAAGGAAGCGACGTTTGCGGACATCCAAGGCAAGCGACTGGAGGCGGAAAAGCAACTCAACGGCATCCTATTGGAGCGGACCAAAGCCGAGCGGGAACTCATCGACGAACAACGCCGACGGATCGACGCGGCCCGCGAAGAGTTCGGGTTGATGGATGTTCGAGAGAAACAGGCGACTAGGGACATCGCCCAACGCATCGCAGCCGGTGGCGTGGGGCAACTGTCAGCGGAGGAACTCAAGTTCGCCCGGGGCAACGTGGCGTTTCGCGGGATCATCGCCGAGCAGGCCAAGGCCGGGGCAGACGCTGCGGGGTTCGCCGAGATCGTCAAGATTCTCGGGCTGGACCAGAAGATCGCGGCGGCTGAGGCCAAGGTGTCGGCTGAGATCAAGCAGACGATCAACGTCGACCTCGATCCGTCGAAGATTGCGGACTCGCTGGAAGAGAGATTGGCCCCATTGGTCCGCGAGATGGAGAACATCACGATCAACAAGCTGCGGTCACAACTCAACGCACAGGCGAATGAGGCGGCAGCACTGCGACGGCAGGGGGTGGGTGCGCTATGATTCTGAAATACGGCACCTACACCCACGCGGACAACGAGGTGACGCTGGTCATCTCTCAGAGATCGACGTTCAACGAGGTCGGGGCACGCAGCGGCTACGTCGCCAACTGGTCAATCCGTGGCATCCTACAGGCCAGCACAGAGGCCAACCTGAGGACCGCGATCGTTTCCCTCGAATCAGCCTACGGCGTCGATGGGCGGGATCTGGTGCTCTACTCCAGCGACGGGACATCAGTACGGCACTCGATGTACAACGCGGGCAGTCGGCAGGGTGTGCGGATTCTCGATCTGTCATACCCGACGGGCGACGGCAGCGAGTACACCACATTCCGGACGTACCAGATCACAGCAGAGGCCGAATACAACAACGATCTGGGAATCCTGTCCTACACCGAGTCATACACCTTCGGCGGAGGGGGGCAACAGAAGGTCGTGATTCCGACTCTGTACGGGCCACCGATCGAGCAACTCGTTCGGCAGCAGACGCCCTACACCTGTCAGCAGCAAGGCACAGCGGTCGGCGTGGCGACATGGCCGAGCGTCCCCAACCCGGCGTTCCCATTGGCTGAGCATCGAGACCGGCGTCGGGTGACCTACCAAAGCCCAACGCGACTCGGCCAGTACGGCAATCAGATGTATTCCGTACAATGGGCTTACGAATTCGAATCCCCTTCCCCTCTGAGCGGTCGACCGCCGGGATAACGCATGGCTACACGAAGATGGCAGGGCGGGGCGCTCCCCGTCGCCCAAAAAGAGACGATCACGATCGGCGGGACGTGGGTCGCGGCGGATACGCTGACAGTGACCTGCAACGGCCGTTCGATCGTTCTGACGATTGGGACAACGGTCACCACAACGCAGATCGCTACTGAGTTGGCGGCGGCATTGGGGAGCACGTCGACGGCATTGGGGGCAGCGTACAGCGTGACCGAACGCGGCCCGAATATCGCAGAGTTCCGCGAGTTCGTCAGCGGCGAGACTGTGCCAGCGGCGAGCGGATCAACCGTGGTGCTGATCGGCAAGACGAAGGGCAAGCCCTACACGATCACCGTTGCGAAGAGCAGTACCTCGGGCACCGTCAGCACGGCCACGACGATTTCCGCCAGCGGCCCGAATCACTTCACCACGGCGGCGAACTGGAGCGGCGGGAGTGTGCCGGTCGACTCGGACGATATCGTGATCGATGCGGGCAACGTCGATATCCTCTATGGGCTGGCGCAGTCGGCAGTGTCTCCCGCGTCCATCACGATCACGCAAGGATACACCGGGCGGATCGGACTGCCGGACACCAACCAAGACGACGCAGGGTATCCCTACGCAGAGTACCGGGATAAGTACCTGGCCCTCGGCACGTCTGCGGATGCTGTAACGCAAGCGCTGACGATCGGGGGTGGGGACGGCCCGGGCTCCCCCCGGATCAAGATCGATTCGGGCAGCGGCCAGTGCAATCTTGTGGTGCTCAACAGTGGCACGCCGGAGATCATCGGCACCCCTGCGATTCTCTGGAAGGGGACGCACGTCAGCAACACCGCGACGATCAACAGGGGGTCGGTTGGCGTGGCGTTTTACCCGTCCGAGACTTCTGCGGTGATGACTTGCCGGATCGGCTACGTCAACAATCCGCAGTCGGATGCCAGTGTCCGCATTGGATCGGGAGTGACCCTGACGACTCTCACGCAGACCGGGAGCGTGCTCTATACCTCGTGTGCGGTCACCACGGCGACGCAGACCGGGGGAAGCTGGTATCACCTGTCTGGCGTGGCGGTAACCGTCACAATCAACGGCGGGTATTGCTCCTACCAGTCGACCGGCACTCTCACGACTCTGGTTCTGGCGAGCGGTGAACTCGATTTCCGAGCGGATGCCAGATCGCGGACCATCACCAACTGCGATCTGTTCGCCGGGGCCACCTTCCGAGATCCGGCGGGAACAGTGACTTTCACCAACGGGTTGGACTTGAACAGGACCGATCTTCAGGGCGTGCTGTTGCAGATCCCCCAGAACAAGCGACTGACTTTCGGTAGTGTCTCGTGAATCACTCCTACGCCACCTACCCGGGCGTCCAAAACGTCCTGTCGGCAACGTACACCCTCACGGCGGGGATCACCCCCTCTGTCGTGCAGATGGAGATCATTCCCCAGACGCAGCAGATCGCGGCCGTGGGGGATGTGGTGTTCGTGCATGGGACAGCCACGCTGACAATCCCAGGATGCCGAGCCGATCAGGCATCGATGGTTCGCGGCAGCAATGGCACGTTGGTTAGCTTCTCCCTGGTGGATCGGCGGTGGAAATGGAAATTCGGCGAGATCTACGGCCACTATAACCAGCGAGATGCCGACGGGCTGATCATCACGGCCACCGAGAAGACTCCCCAGCAACTGGCGACGCTGTGCTTGCAGTCGATGGGCGAGACTGCGGACGTCTCCGCAATTCCGAACAACGCGAGGCCGGAAGCGGAATGGGTGGCGGAGAATCCAGCGGAGGCGTTGGCGAACATCTTGGAGCCGTTCGGGCTGATCATCGTTCTTCAGATCGACAGCACGGTAGCCATCAGGCAGCAGGGAGTCGGGGCAGCCCTGCCGGAGAACGCCAATCTGGTGGAGCAGCAGGTGAGCAGCAACCCCCCGGAAGTACCCGCGACGGTACGTATCTTGGGCGGCCCGAATCGATATCAGCGGCGGCTTGAGCTGGAGGCAGTCGGCTACGATCTTGACGGATCAATCAAACCCATCGA